AATGGTAAGCCGTTAATTTGAATTGCAATAGCATCAGTAACATCAACTTCAATACCTTCAAATTGCTCAACTTCAACTTCTCTTGAATAGAACAAAGCACTACATGCTACTTCACAAGCATCAGCAGATTCGCAGAATGTTGCATCAGTTGCATTTGGTGCAGCAACAAAACCGCAAGCTGGTTCAATATCGCAATATCCTGTATCAGCGCAAACAACTTGATATTTGAATACATCAAGTACACCATCAAACAAACAGTCATTAACAGCCCAACATTTTGGCATACCAACTACAGCCCAGTTAGTAGCGAATTGAATGTATAGTTCAATTTCATCGTTACACTTAACGTAAGACATAACAACATCATGCTCAATACCTAACCATGGGTCAACAACTGTAGTACGCATTTGGTCTTCAAAGTCATAAGTAAATTGACCTTTGTTCTTTGCGTAAGTTACAAGTTGAAGCGCACCCGGTGCCATTGCAATAATGTCGCTTGTGTTACCTAAAGCTGCAGGTAGGTTAGTATCGTAGTAAATTGAACGTGTAATTTCAAGCAAAGATGCATCAAAACCATTGTCATTACCAGATGCAATTACACGCGCTTTACGATATTGGTCAAGCAAAGTACCACCGATAAGAATCAATTGTTGTTCGATTTCAGCTTGCTTTCTGTCGCTATCTAAGATAGATTCACCAACAGGATTGATACCTAAACCAGAACTAAGGAACAAAGGCAAAGATTTAGAAGTAACAGCAGGATCAGCACAATCGCATTTAACAAATGAACCAACAAAACCACCGTTAGCAACAACTGTTGCAACTTCTTTACCTAAACGGTTAATGTGGTTTCTAAGAACTTCATTAACATAGCTGTTTTGATAATCCGCGCGGCTTTCTTTAATACAACGAATCAGTTCATCGTCAATTTTAATTTTCTGTGAAACTGTTTTGTTAGTAATTTCTACTTCATCATAAAGCGGCTTAACTACATCGCCATCAGTAGGGCAATATTCTAAACTTGTAGCGTTAGATTCAGAAAGACGCGGGAAAAAACGGCGTGCAACTTTGTACACTTTACCGTTACCTTGCTCAACAGCTTGTACGTTGCCGAGCTTTACTTGTGATGCTGACTTATTAGCAGCACTTACAAGCAATTGCAAAAGACCGATGTTTGGAGATGGCATAGAACGCATGCCGCTGTTGTTATTCAGCGATATGTCTATAATTTTCCAAGCATCAGCTAATTTTATTGTTGACATTTATTGTAATTTAATAATATAAAAAATTGTTTTTTGTTTGGCATTTTCCACGCTGCCAGCGTTCTGTTTTTTTTCTGTGCCGCAGCACCCTATTTTTGTGAGAGGTCGTTACTGCAAAGATAAGATGTTTTAAAATAAATAATTTTATAAATTTTTTATAGAATATTTTGCACTAAAAAAGGCAGCCCTTTCGAACTGCCCTGACAAACTTTAAACCAAACTTACAAACTAAATTAAACCATTATCTTGCATGTATTTTAATCGCGCTGGGTGAATACCGCTTTTTGTTTTTTCGTCAATCTCAAAACTTTTTGTTTGCCCACCGTTACTTTGTTTTTCGAAATTATATTCAGCTGCAATAATTTCAAATAGCGTTTCGTACTTTAGGTTTTCCGTTGGTTTAGATGGATGTTTTACGCGGTTACCATCTTTGTTAACCCATATGTTAGAATCGCCATCAATTTCAAAATCGAAACCGCGCTCACGTATTTCAGCTTCTAAAATCGCGCGCATTTCTTTAGGCGCTAAACGTGCATTTTTTACAGATTCAACAAGCAAACCGCGCACTTTATCTATTTGCTGATTCTTAATGTAGCTTTGAAATTTACCTTGTTCTTCTTTAATAGCCTGTTGCATTAGCATTTCTTTTTCATTTAGCTTTGCATTTGCTAATTCAAGTTGTTGCGTTAGCTGTTGCAACTTTTGCGCATCAGCAGATGTATATTCCTGCTTTAGCTTTTCAATCATTTCGACTTGGCTATTCTTTAAATCAGAAACAATAGTTTTAAACCTATCTTTTTTGTCTATTGCTTCATATTTTTTTAAGTCAATAGCAAAAGCATCGGCAATCTGTTTTTCTGTTTTTGCATATGCAGCGCCAAATAATTCAGCGCTTTTAGCTTCTTCAATCTGTTTGCCTAAACGTTCCTGTACAGTACGTTCAATTTTAGATACATAACCTGTTACGGCTTCATCTAATGTAATTTCGTTAGATTCTAATTTTGAAATTAGTTCGGGTTCAATACCGAGTTTTTCTACAAATTTGTCAAGCATTTTCACGTGTGTTTATGTTAAAAAATATTTTAGTAAAATCTTCGAATGATATACTTAGCGGCAATTCAAAACCGCTTTTTAAAATAACCTTAGTAAATTTTTCGCCATCATCCCATTCTGATTTATAGAACGTGGCAACTTCATCAAGATCAATATAACAATAATCTTCAAGTTCAAGAACAAATTCAGTTTCTTTATCTGACTTTATATGTTCATCTATTTGTTTTTTGATTTTTGCCGCTGCTTTGTAGTCTTCAATTTTAACAGCATCATCAAAATCTTTTTGGAGTTCATCAAGTGTTAGCGGTTCTTCATTGTATTCAAGCTGAATAACAAATTTGTGAAATCTTGGCATATTATCTACGTTTATTTGCGCAGCCGCAGCCGCGTTTAGGGGTTACTGTTCTTTGAATTGGTTGCGCTGGTTCTGATACGTGAATAGTGCCAAGATAGTTATAATTACCTGTTTGCTGTTCAGCGTACCATTGCGCGGGGGTAAATTGGTATTCAGTACCGTTTGTTTTATGCTTTGCTTTTATTACTAACATGCTATAATTCTATTAGTGTAAAGTTAATAAGTTGGTTTGCTTGGAAGATTTTAATAGCTTCAAACCATCGCGCATCAGGAACAACTAAACAACCAGCTGACCAACTATCAACAGCATGACCGATGCCGCCACGGTGAAAGTTGATGCCGTACCAACCTTTAGTTTTAACTGTTTTATCTAACTTGCGGTCACGTGTATTATCGCGAAAAATCTCTATTGCACCCGCTTGAAAAAAATACGGAGCATTTAACCAAAGGTGTTTCCAATCACGCGCAGTAACAAACTTATGCGATGCTATAACTTGCTGTTCACATGCAACCGCGCTACCTGTAATTCCGCCAACGGTCAAAGGATTAAATACAATAAAATCGCCGGGTGTAGTGCTACATGGTAAAATCATATCTGCCACGCGGTTATTAAACCTGATGCAATAATCTGCAAACTTATTATCAAATGTTTGGTCTGTTCTAATCCACACAAGGTCATTAACAGGCTTCACCCAACCACGAATGTTCATTTCGGCGTCAATCCATTGCTTTGCACCTGTAAGTGTTAACGGCCCAATTATGCCATCAATTGCACCGCTGTAATAACCGCGGTCTTTAAGTAGTTTTTGAAAGTTTTTCATGTGTTAATCTTCAATCGGTTTAAAAACTATATCGTTTTCTTGAAATTCTAAGGGTTTTGAATGTTTGTTTTGACCTGATGTTATTTCTTCTGGTATATCATCAGGAAAAGCATCACAACCGCCTTCAAACCTTCTAAAATGTTTGCATTTAAAACAAACTAAATCAATTGCTTCCATGTCTTATTTTTTAAAATATTTATCAATTAGTTTACCTATTTCTTTTGCATATTTAGTAGGCTTAGAACTTAATTTATATTCAGTAAATCCTTCAGCCATAAATTCATTTAAATCAGTATTTGCATAATCACCTAAAAATATTTCATTTAATTTATCAATATCATTATAAGATTGTTTTAATTCTTTTCTATATGATGTTCTTAATTTTTTTAATTCTTTAAAAAAGTTTTGTGCATTTATATTATTATTTTGATTTTTTTCAACTGAAATAAAATGTGTAAATTCATGTGTTAAAGTAGCTAAAGAAACATTTTCTTCATCTACTTTTGATTTACCCGCATATTTAAAACCAAAACCATCTTTCGATGAAACTCTTTCAGAAATACGAGATTTATCATAAGAACCATTGCCAAAAAATATTTTTAAAATCTGTCCTGAATATGTATATTCAATTTGACCATAAGCACCTGATGCTTTTTTAAAATTTATAATTGGTTTTGATGTATTAGTGTCAAATGTAGTATTATAATCATTAGATAAATCATTTAATTGATTATTTAATTTATTTACATCTTCAATTGATAAATTTGAATCATAATCAACTGATTTTATTTCAATGCCATATTTATCATTAAATAAATTTGTCATTTTGTTTTTAGCTTCTTCTATTGTTTTAGCATTAGTATATTTTTGCTCCTTAACTTCTTCTTCTTTAGGTGCTTCGGGTTCTTTAGGTGCTTCCTCTTTAATATAATTAGCCGACCTTACCGGGTAAGCGATATGCCTACAATTAAAACCGCCGCGATTCTGACAAAAGTTTTCAGGCGTTGTATCGGGTATCATGCCTGTACCGTTATTATCGGCCCAATCAATTTCATTTTGCAAATCTTCAAATAATATCAAACCTAATTTACCGTTTTTTGTTTCTTGAACCCACCTTTCACATTGTGCGCGGCTATCTTTAACAATTGAACCAACGTAAAGCAAAGCATCCATCTTATAAGACTTTCGGACCGCTTCATTAACCACACCATCATACTGCAATAACGCATCACGTGATGCCTGTAAACTAATTCTTTTTAAAACGCCTTGCCTTGCTTCAGTTGTTGTTAATTGGCCTGCAATCGAAGTAACAACATCTGTTAAACTACTGCCCTGATTTACTGCAATTAGCAATTCATTTTTAAGCGGGTTTATTAGATTTACGTTTAAGCCTTGGCCCTGCATTGCTGCTATTACATTATTAACAGCATATCTTTTGAATGGATTCAAAAAACTTTTTGTTATATCAATGCCGTTCAATTCTTGTTGCGCAAGCTGTGTATTAGCGCCAATTTCGTCAAAGTTTTCTAAAAAAGCCGAAACCATTACATTATATCCAGCCTTTTCTAAAAACCTATTTATTGCTGTTTTAAACGAACTTAAACGCGCTATGTTTTCTTTTGACCTTACTAAATTGCCTGATGTTGTTCTAAACTTATTTATCCAATCAACAACTTGTTTTACAAATTTCGGTTCTACTTTATTAAACCGCTTTTGTAAAATTTCTAATGCTTTGTCGTTAATTCGTTCGGGTTTATTGAAATCCATTATTCAGCATTATTAAACTCATCCATATTAACCTCAGGTACTACATTACTTGCAACGGCATCAAACCTTGGCGCTAACTTTGCATCAATAGCATTTTTAATAGCTGTGTAATCATTATTCATAATATCAAAGCCTTCGTCATAATACAATTCTGTAACAGCATCAAAGACAAACTGCGCGCTAATTGCATCCTTTTCTGTTATTTGCCCCGATGCTAACAAATTTACGCGTTCATCTACCGTATAAAGATAGGCACTATTATACATAGCGCAAATGGTAGCTATTTGGCGCGCTATTGCATCAGAATTGTAACGGCGGTCAACATAGCTAATATATGATTCGTAACGTATAGCAGTTGGCAAACCTTTTTGCGATAGTGCAAATTCTGCCATCAATTCTGTTTCTGTTTTAAGGTCAAAACTGATAGGCGGGTTAACCATTATCGCACTTTCAGTATCCATAAATACAATGGCCTGAATAATACGCAAAACATCTTTATAACGCGCATAAACATCATCTGATATTTTACCAACTTCAATATATTCAGGTTCGCGGTCTAATTCTTTTGCAACGCCCGATTGAGCAGCTTTTAAACTGCGGTTAATGTTTAGCACTTGTTCGGCTTTTCCTAACGCCTCAGAAGCTACTTTGTTAGTTTCTTGAATAGTTGAAACATCAGGGCTATAATAACGTATCGGTTCAACTTGCTGCTTATCATTATCGCCAAACTTAGATGTAGTAGGGTTTAAGTTATACGCTGCCAATGGCGTAATGCTTAGCACTTTGCCGTGCCCGTGACAAGTTTTACAAGTTATGCTATTATCGTAGTTATTTGGGTCTGGAACGCGGCCCACACCATTGCAACTGTTACAATCAACCCCTTCAACAAATTTAATAGGGAAGCATGTCGCAAGCATAACCGATTTATGCTGATTGTCAAATATAGCAGCATCATTAAGATACGGTATTGCAGGGCTAAAATCAGACTTATAAATTTTAAACGTATTGCCATATGTATCGTATTTTGGCACAACGCGACCGCCTAAAGTTACCCACGGCATTATACCGCTGTTGTGTTCATAGATAACTTCAAACATTGTCTTATCACCATACGCGCGGGCCTGTGCGTAAAACATATCGGTAACAATGTGATAGTATAGCGGATTTTCAATACCTAATGTAGCATATTTGTTTTTTGATATGCCTTTATATATTAGAAGTCTGTATTCAGAGTCGTTAAAAACAATCCTATCAGACTGAATTACTTTCATATCTACATTAACGCGCACGTTATCGGTTTCAATACCTTCGCCTTTAGGTTCGATAAGTAAAACGGCGTTCGGATCAAGTACGCGGTTTGGAATAAAAACAGAAAATACAAAAGACTGTAAATTATTTTCGCCAAACTTTTCATTTTCGGCAAATTGCTGCATGTCCATATTTTCAAACCTAACAGAATGTTTAGCTGAACTTAACAGCCTATGCAATTCGGTTATTGCCTTAACCAATGGCGATTCTGTTTTAGGCTGATATGTATTTTTACGATAGTTTAATATCTGTTCATCTTCATTTGGAAACGCCTTATCTAACGCGGGCGGCACTTCACCGTAGAAGTGTGGCTTAATGCTTTCATAAATACGCTTCCAATCCGCTTTGAATGGGTGTACAGGCGGATTTAGTATTGTAGCATTTACAGTATTTAAAAATTCGTAAAACTGTTCTATGTTCATTCTATTTGATTTTAAATAGGGCGGCTACATTATATAACCGCCCTTATAAATACTATGGTGTAATTGTAATTACAAGTGAACCAGTTACGCCCGAAGCATCATTAGCTGTTGCAATAACAGTAACTAAACCCGGTGCAGTAGCAGTAAGCAAACCACCACTGCTAATAGTTGCCGTACCTGTGCCGTTAACAACCGACCATGTAACAGTAGCATCAGTAGCGTTTAATGGTAGGATAGCAGCAAGCATTTGTAAAGTGTTACCATCAGCAACAGTTGTAACGTTACCTGTACCTGTTACAACGATAGAAGTTACCCAACAAACGTTATAAGGTAGTGTTAGCAAGAAGTCTAAAGATAATTGGCTAAATGTACCTAACTGTTCGTTGTATCTGAATTCAACAGTCCAGTAAGCATCATCTTCATCGGTTTCTGCAATCTGATAGAACGGTCTAACAGTTACGTTTGAATACCAACCTAAAAATCTACCATCGCAAGTTACAAAACCAAATTCATAACCAGCAGCTTTAGCAGGATTTGAAAGGAAATTATAAAGCGCATCAATCGTAAATGTAAGGTCATTTTCTGCATCGGTTAGTGATACAACACGCGACTGTTTTACTACCTCCTCCTGACCGCAGCTACCACGCTTTTTAGTAGTAAATTCAGGTGCAGGCAAACCACCGCTAATACGTGAACCGTTAACGCGGCCAAAAACATTTTTATCAGCTATTGCAGTTTCCCATTCAGTAGAATCTGTAATATCGGCAAATTCGTAGTTACATTTTTTTGCAAACCAACCAGCAATACCACCGCTGTATACAGTAGAATCGCATGGGTCGCAAAGGTAGTTAGGGGCATTATCCTCATCTATGCAAGGCGGGCAAACACCGAACGCGCCCAAAAACCCATTTATAAAAGAAATATTCATGTTTTTTGTTTTTAAATATTTGTAAATGAATTACGACCTCATCTACATTGTTTGTTATCTAATCGACATCTTTTGTCAAATGTCAGGTCTAACAAAAACATACGGTTATCTTCAGGTTTAGAATCATATCTAAAGTTTTGATACTGCACACCATCAACAGTTACGTAATTGCCTCTCACAGCTTGTTGTAACATTTTAATGTAAAACGGTGGCACCGCGCCCGAAATAATGCCGTAATTTTCTGTTATATCTTTACTAATAACTACATTTCTGTCATTTTCTGTTATCGCTTCAGTATCGCCAAAAAACTCAACAGTTCCAAATATACGAAGCGAATTGTAAAACGGTGTATTGTTAGAACCTAAATAGTTAGTTAAAGTTCCGTAAAAATTACCGTTACAATCATAATTTGCATAAGTACTATAAATTAGTGAAGTATCGTTTAAGTTGCCGCAGCCTTCGACCTTTTTATAGTATTCTGTATAAAGCCTTTTATCAATTTCAGGTTCTAAAGTTATCTGATTTATTTTGTAGTAATCAATGTACAATCTAAAGCAATCCAAATCAGCTGGGAACAAACCTGTATTAACAAACCACGTTTGAATGCTGCCTGTTGCAAGGCTTTGACCTATGTGGTAACTATCTGAAAAATCATCAATAAATTCTGATACTAAGTTACCGCAACAATCATATAAGCTAACTACAACATAATGCGATGTACTTGTACTTGTTTGAAAGCCTGCTACTAAAACGCTGTTAGGCTGATTGTAATTATCAGTTACCTGTGTTTGAAATGGTATAATATCGCCTTCAACATACGGAATATAAAACGGCAAATCAGAACCGCATAAATTACAGTTCCATGCATCAGTTTCGTTTTGCATAAAATTAGGCGGCAAAACAGGGCAGGCATACCGTATCGGTACGGGCTGCCTAAATGAATATGTCCTACTAATTTCGGGCGTATATGAAACAGGATAATTTACTAACATATATTCGCAAAGATACAAATAAAAATTAAATTAAAAAATTTTATCCTAAATCGCTACATTTATAGTTATTGTCAAAAGTTACAATAGGTATTAAACTTGGCGCAGGTATTGGAACTGACATTAAAATTTCGTGTCTTATTGTGTGTGGCCCTGTGCCCGGGTCAAAGTCAGCATCAACAATAAACCTATAATAAGCTATTGGAATTGTATCGCTAATCTTTATAGCTGTTACAATATTGCCCGCGTAACTTAAAACGCCAATGGGGCTATTTGCATTATCTACAAAGTTATTTTGAACAATATTTAAACCGCCTACATAATCGGGGTGCGCTAATATTTCAGCTATTACCGCCGTTGGATCACCTGTAATTGTCCACAAAGGTAAAACACCAACAGTTCTATAAGTAGATGTACTTGTAAGCGCAACTAAGCCAATAGGGCAATAATCTGGCACTTGCTGATATGCAATACCTGTTACCCAATAACGCTGCCCTTGTGTTAATTGTTGAACGTTTATTTTAAAAATAGCTTCATTCGAAGGTGCAAAAAAAGCATCGACATCGTCAAGTTTTCCACTTACTAACTGTTGCATTTGCACTACAATTGGCGCCCAGCTTGATTCTTCTTCAATGGCATTATTATTTGTATCGCCTGTTTCGCTTGCAGGGTAAATAGTAGCAATAAAGTTAATTGAACCTGAAAAAGATGGATCTTTTTCTACTTGCGCTATTATTTGGTCAGCATCGCAAATGTCAATTATTTCGGTTTTGATACCTAAAATATAATCGGCTAAATCGTAAAACTTAATGCTTAATAAGTTAGGTGTTATTGCATCATTTTCGAAAACATCAACATCCAATTTTTGTACAAAATCTATTTGCGTTAATTGAGTTATGCCTGAAATTGTAGTCACCTGATTTAAACTAACAGTCCACGTTATTTCAGTTGTTGTACCCGCGTATTCTTCAGCTATTCTAAAGATGCAATCTAAAACTAAATCGGTTGCATCGTTCGTTATAATTGTCATATCAGCTGTTGTAATTGGCGGCGCTGCTGGTATAAATCCTTGCACTTGATTAACTACACCCGGTACGTTTGTAAGTTTACAAATAATGCCCGCTACACTCGCATCGAAACTACCTACTAAACCAATAGCATTTAAAGCTGTTACATAACTTGCTTTGTCAATAGCTAAACGTGCCTTAATACGTTGGTGCGGTGCAATTGTTAATTCGTTGCCGCTATATTCAGTATTGTAAGTGCTAATATAACCCGTTAACGTTGGTATTGCAGGCTGCGTGTAAGTAGCTGTTAAAAGCGGCGATATATGTGATGTTACATATTCAGGATTAACGTTGTCATGAATGTTTACTACTATATAATATTGTCCGTTTAGTTGAAGCTGTGTTCCATCAATAATAAATTGTACTTCTATATCATCGGCAACAGGTACGTTTTCAAACCAATCCGAAGGCGAATAAATAGCGCCGTTTAGTTGACCGCTTCCCGGTGTTGCTTGTGGTATCAAAGCATCTGATAATTGCAAGTCAGTAACAAAGTCAGCCGTATTTGTTGCGGCATCTATTCTAAATAGCAATATTCTAACATCTGTAATAGCAGGATTTGCAACAGATCCGTTATAAGCTTCACCCCTTAATAATATCCTTACAGAATTGTCTTCACCTACTGCTAACTGATTGCTTGCTATTGTAAAAATTGCGTTTGGTGGTGTTGTAGTATTTGTTTGTGCAGCTGTTGCCGTCACATTAGTTAATAGTGGCAAACTTGCGGATGTTTGTGATGCTGAACTAATTTCAAGTTCTTTAATATATCGCATCAATAAACTATACCCACCATAATCAGAATTGTACCAACGTGCTTCAATAAGAATGTTTAAAAAATTACCACCTACAGGTGTAGTTGCATTAGCTGAAAAACTTGTTGAATCAAATATTCTGCAAGCTAAACTTAAATTTTTTGTTTGGTTGTAAACAACTTGACCTGTATTATTAGATACACCTAAAGCACTTGAAGCTAAAAATCTATTGACATTTGAATTAGATGAATTGCCAAATATAAAATTAGTAGTGTCATTTGTTACGTAAAATTCAAATACTACTGTTGCTTCATCGTGAGGCGCTGCATTCTTTGACATCTCACAATAGATATTTTGCAATGCAGGATTTGCTATATTTAGAACAGCTTGTTGTGGTGTTGTGCTTAATGGATTTAATGTTTCATATCCAAAATCAAAAGCGTTTGTTTGATTTGATAAAACATAAAGCCCCGGGTTAAATCTTAACTGTTTATTTAAAAAGCTATTTGCGCCCGAACTGTTTATTGTAAACGTTAGGCGAACTTTAATGCCTATTGCTAAACCTTCAACAGGCACAGCTGGTATTGTTGCAGCCGTAAACGTTGCAATATTATATAATACATTTCCGCTGCTGTCAATGCAATCTAATTGTATATTATCGTAAGTATAAGACATTAAATTAAGCCTTGAATAGTTAATGAATTATTATTTGTATCGTAGGTTATCTCAGTTATTTGTACTTGCCCTTGTGAAGTTGTAACGTATTTATCAATATCTAAAGTAGTAAGTAAATCACAATCAGCTGAAATTGATATTGTAACTTTGCGAGTTTTAACAGATGTTAAGCGCGGATCATCAATATAGAATAGTTTTTGATAAGCCGTATCATAACTTTGGCCGTTGCCAGCTACTAAAGGATTTTCTTTTATATGCCATTTGTAATTATAAACACGCAAGCCGTTAGCATCTGTAAAAAAGTCAGGTTTACCATAACCGCGTTGAAAATTAGAAATATTTTCATCAATAACAGAATCTAAATTTATAAGTTTAGGATATGCTGCTACACCCTTTTCTAAAAACATTGCATATCTATTTTCGTTATCTTGAACAAACGGATAAAACGTTACATACAAAGGTTTATCAATTGGATTAACATTAGGTCTGTTTGCATCAAATCTAAATTGTGTTGCACCGTATTGTAATTTTTTACTAAATAATCCTACTTGCTGTGGGTTATCTGGAATATTCCAATCTATAACGCGGTCGGTCCAACGGCGGGCAACTTCATCGCCGCTATTATCTACACCATCTTTAGGGTATTCATATTCAGCATAAGCCGCAGGGCGTTCGCCTAATGATTCATAGCAAATAGATAATAACTGGTCAGGCTGTAAATTATCTGTATTAAACCATTCAACACCTGCAAAATAATCTTTGCGCTCAATTTGTAAAACACCATTTACAACACGCCAATCTATATTTAGCTGTTTTAGTTCATCTAAAAATTGAATACCGTTTAAGTTAGGTTTATTATCAAAATATGCATCACTATAACCTTGTTGATTTATAGGAGTACCGGGCACAAAAGCTAAATCCATTCTAACTGTATTATGATAATAACCGCCCACATCAAATAAACTTGACTGATAACCAATATTACATATTTTGCATAAGTTTCTAAATTGGCTATCTAAAAACGGCGCTAAATGTCGGCGGCCACAACCAACAATAAAGTTAGATAGGTTATCGAAATAATTTATACCTGTACCCAATGATAATAAAGCAATTAAAGGTGCTGATATAAGAAAAAACCAAACACCATACAACATAATAACTTCTTGTAAAGCACTCGGTTTAAAATCATTGCAGTAGTACATCCATGGCGCGCGTCTAAATTCATCTATGCCTGTATGATTTCGACCTGTTTCCCACGGAAAATTATTTTTCAAACACCTAATAGCTAACGCATCCTGACTATTATCTACTACCGTAACTTGTGCTTCACATGTCGGAAAGGTACACCAACGTACCGAACCGCCTTCAATTTTGCCAGTAAATAATAAGCGGTCTGAACCATCAGGATTTAGACAGCATGTATCATAAATCAGTACTTCAATGGCTGCAATATTTGGATTAGGCGCGTTTATTATTTGCTGCCTGATATATTCGTATGTATCACCAACAACAGTTAATTCAGGGGCAAATGAAAACGCAGAATTGCCCGCTTCATCTTTGCGGCGAAAAACAAAACTTGCCGATTCAGTACCGTTAAAATTGTCAAGGTCCTGAGGTATGCCATCAAAATAAATTAGTAAACCGTTCATTTAAGTATTGAATATGTTAACGCGCCCAAAGATACAGATATTAACGCGTAAGTTGTTATTTTCCACACTTTTTTAAGACGTGTTTGTTTTTTCAATTGCTTTGCGTAATCATTGCAGATTATATTACCGCGCTCGTAACTTTGAATCATAGCGTCTTTTAATAATAGCATGTCGCTTTGTGTTTGGTGCTGTACTTTCATTGCTGTTATAACAGATTCAGCACTATATAATATGCTATCACAATCAACCGCCCTATTAACGCATTCGCCGTATGCAATTTTATAAGCATCCAAACTATCAAAACGCGCGGCTATATATTCAGCATAGTCGCGGCTAATTAAAAAACCGTTATCGACCTTTGTAATCTGACATGAGGCGGCTAATGAGCAAAGTGTCAGAAACATTATCGTAATTAACAATCGGTACTTTAATAATCTTAATTCTGGATAGGTCATATCTAAACTGTTTTATTTGTTTGTCTAATGTAGTCTGCATCGTATCTATATGCGCTTGTAAGCTATCAGATTTTGTCACAAATTTAGCATATATTTGGGACAAACTGTCACGGGTTCGCTGTTCGTTTTTCTGTATATGTTTCTGTAGCTTGTTGCTATTGTCAATTGTAACATAAAGCAAAACAGAAACTAAAACGATAACAGTTATAATTAAATATTTCATTTTTTTACTAAGTTTAAAGCGATGGCAACCGCCTGTTCTTGTGGTTTACCTTCAGCTATTAAAGTTCTAATGTTTCTTTGAATACATTTGTTATCACCGGGTAAGCATTTAATTAGGGGCATAGTTTTATAATGTTTAAATGTTTATACAAAATTATGTTATTTTGACCAATTACGCGAGAAGTTTTTACGCGCTTGTCTTTGTTCTACTATTTTAAATATACCGTTGGCATTCGCGCTAACTGTTGTACGTGGCATGTATTTAGGCAATTCGGTTAAAACATTTTCGATACGTTCCAATCTGTTTTCTAAGCCGCCGTAAGTCTGGGCCACGTTGACAAATATAGATTTTTGCCCTAATTCAGAACTAAGGCTAACGTTATCGCCAAATGCACCTAAAGCGTTTTTAATGCCGCCTTGCTGATATGCTTTAGAAAATGTATTTAGCACATCCGCTGGTATTCTGTTATTATGTACGGCGCTAAGTACATCCCAATATTTATTATTTGTATCGGTTGTAATTACGCGCTCACCTTCGTTAAGCATTGCTGGTATTGTGTCGCGGCCTGCTTTATTGTTGCCGCGTTCTAAGTATTCAACACCCTTATAAAACGCGTTACCAGCTGCTACACGCGCTTGTGCTAAACCTGCAATAAGTGACGCAAGTGTTAAGGCTATTGTAATAGGTGCCGCCGCGCCACCTTCAGCAGCCGCCTTTGAAATTGCTATCGCTGCATTTATTGCCAACTGTACAGATGCTAAATTCTTTTCACGTTCAACAGCACGGGCCCGTTCAGCTTCTAACTTTTCTAAACGTTCTTTTTCAATTTCTAATTGACGCGCGTTAAAATCTTCACTATTAGAACGTATTTCATCCAATGCCGATTTGCTTTTATCTATTGCTTTGTCAAGACCAGAAATGTAGGCTTGAACCTGAGCGTTAAGAACTGAAAAAACAGAATCAGAAACACCTGTAATTACTTGACCTATTTGTTCAATAAGTTTTTTAGGGTCAGGCGGTTCAATGCCATCGCCAATGCTTTTACCAGCTTCTTCTAATTGTAATTTTAAATCAGCTATTTGTTTATTTAATGATGCGAGTGTACCCGGGTCAATAAAATCTTTAGATGCTTCTTTTATCTTTTCTAAAAATTCAATACGCAAATTTAGAAGATCAATATTAGCTTTGCTTTCAATATCTTTTCTTTTCTTATTATAGCTTTCATCTATTTTAGCTTGCAGTTCAGCGTTACCTGTTGCAGCTGCTAATTCTTGATTACGCTGTTCTTCTAAAAATAATAAATCTTGTGCTAATTGTGTATTTCTATTATCTTCCCTATATTTTAAACCAGCTTGTAAATTTGTTTCGAGATCTTCAATTTCTTTTTGAAAACGTTCTAAGCTAATTTCATTTAAATATTTTTCTTCGGCTGCCCTACGTTCTTCTAATGCTTTTTCATCAGCTAATCTTTTTTCTTCTAAAAATGCTTCGTATTCTTTATTTAGGTCATCTAAAAATACTTTTTCTTCAATTAAATATTGTTGGCGTTGCTCTTCTTTTTGTTCAAGCTCTTCTCTTAAAAACCTTTTATTTAAATCCTCAAGTTCTTTTTTAGTTTTAGCGTTAATTTCTGTTAATGGTTTTTGCGGTCTTGGTGGTCTTGGTGGTCTTGGCGTTACTTCAGTTAAACCTAATGATATTTCAAGGTCTTTTGCCGATTCATTTATTTTTTTAACTTCTTCTTTAAATTCTTTATCTATATTTTGTAAATTCTTTTTTGCTGCTTTAAAATTATTTATTGCGCGTACTTGGTCATCTGAAGTTGGTGTTGAAAATACTAATTCACCATCTTTATCTCTACTAAGTATACCAACTCCTGAAGCATCTAAATCTTCTTGTGCCTTTTTTTGTCTTGCTAAAGCTGCAATTCTATCTTGTAATAATTTACCTGTAGCTGCTTCTAATGCATTCGTTTTAGCTTGGGTTACAGCTTTTCTTATCAATGCGTTATTAACTAAATCATATGCCGCTGCAATTTCTTCAGCTGTTGATGCTTCAGTTAATAAGTTAGGTAAATAATCGCCGTATTGCTCATTTATTTGATTAATAATTGCGCTACGTTCACTACCTTTAACATTAGCATCATTTAGTGATGTAAATAAATCATCTAATGCTACTTTTTCTTTAGCATAAGACTCAACAGCTGATTTAGATGCTTCATTAAATGCAGTTTGTGCTTTTGTTGCACCAAAAATATAATCTATTACAGTAGGTAGTACAGTAAGCAATAAACCAAACGGATTTAAACCGCCTAACATTCTAAATACATTACCCAACATCATACCAGCGCGGCGCAAACCATTTATATTGCGCGCACCTTGAAGTAACGAACCTGCAAAACTTTTTTGCTGTGTTGCAGCTTGCCCTGTGCTAACTGCTATCTGTTTATTTGTTGCATCTAATTGTTTGCCAACAGCTACACCAGCTTTAGATTCAGCATTAACTTGCTTTTGTGTTTTTACTAAAGTGTCGCGTTTCTGATTTAGCTGTTCAACGCCTTTGGCCTCAGTATTTAACACGCCAACTAAGTTCGCCTGCGCAGATTCTAATTCATCAGCAACGTCAACGCCTTCGGCCATTGCGTTATTTAGTTGGTCAATACTTTCTATAGCTGAATTTATTTCAGTCTGGAACTGCGAACCGTTAAATTCTAAACTATAAACGTCTTTAATTTCTGCCATTACTTTTTGTTTATTTTTTTGTTAGCCTGTTCGGCCCTATCATTGTCTTTTAATATCTGTTCTAATGCCGCGTAATAATCACGTATAACCCAAAATCTAACATTTGCCATTTGCACCGGGTCACCCTTTGTTATAATATAATCGTTTTCGCGGTTTTGTTCTTTCAGTTTTTGTAATGCGTGTTGATATGTTGCAGGTTTCTTTTTTGGTTTTGCGTTCGGTTCAATTTTGTTTAGCCTTGGAAAGTTTAAACGTTTGAAGCGCTCGAACCTTTCAATATTTGTTCTATACTGTTCAAAAAAAAAGCGCGCAGTTCATCATCTTTTTTAATCGCTTCCATTTTGCGCTGCTGTGTTTCGCTGTTTATTATGTATGGGTTTTCACCATCAATATAAAAAAAATACAAACCAGCTTCTAATAATAGATCATCTAACTTAACGCTTTTAAGCCTGTATAGAATGTCGTTTAGTTGGTCCTTGCTTTTAGTGTGAAATTCTTTTAGCTTATCGCGTGTCATGTTTTGCCATGGCATTTCTTCAACCGTTTCTAAAATGCCGTTTAGCTTTTCAACTACTTCTGTTTTGTGAATACCAAAATCAATAGCGGTCATTGCTTCTTCAATCCTTTGCGCACGTTCTCGTGTTAAGTTTGCAGGATTTTTTAAAATGTAAAAGTTATTACCAGCGCGGTCTGTAAATACTCTTGTCAATTCTATACGCTGCTTTGTAGTTTCGGGAATGTAGGTTTTAAGCCACTTCTGGTAATTACTTTCGTTTTGTTCTGCTCTGTTTCGTTTTCTAAAAATCATGTGTATTTAATTTGGTTGTAAAGTTAGGAGAAAAAAAGATAAAATATTTTATAAAATTTTTATAAAATTATTTGCAGTTCTGAAAATTAGGTGTAATTTTGTATCAACATACAACGAAAGGGAATTATTTAAACTTCAAAAAATTAAGATCATGACAACTGCAACACAAATCCTCGCTCAATTAGGTGGTAACAAATTCTTAGCTATGACAGGCGCACATACTTTAATAGATTGCGGAAATGCTTTATCTATGAAATTAAGAACTAATAAAAGCAAAG